ACATTAATAGTTGTATTTTCATTTCCCTGTGTGTTTAAATAGCTAGGGAAGGTTATAGTGAAGTTTTCTTTCTGTGAGCGTTGTTTAATAATAAATGCTTGTATTGGTGCAAATGTAGATCGTGGCATTAATGGATAACTAACTGTAAAACTCCATCTTTGACCATCTATTTGCCTTCTAAATGTTTTACCGCTATCAGTTGTAGAAACTAATGTACGTTGTTCACTCTTAACATTTATCGCATCAAATGATGTATCTGGTAATGCTCCACTCATACTATTGCCTGTCTGCCTGTTTCATTTACAGCACTATTAATCATATTTACTATTACACCTCTACTATTAGTTAATAGTTCATTGAACCCTCTAGCATCAACTGTATTAATATTAAAGTTTACATTTACAGGCTGACCACCTCCCATTTGATTATTGGGAACTATTTTTCCAGAACCACTAGGTACAAACATCTCTGGCCCTTTTTCTCCAACCATATATGCTTGATCTTTATTAACTGAACCACCTCCAGCTCTATAATTAGTTGATTTAATTTGTGCAACCATAGCCATACCTTTTGCTAATGCACTTGCACTAACAGCAAGATTTAATGGGAATGGATATGTGCGAAATGCATCACTTGCCGCTTTAACAGCATTAATAGTAGCTTCTGCAATTTGAAATCTTTTAAATGCTTCAAAAGCAGTTCTATTTAATCCACTTAATGCTTGTAGTGATGATTTAGTATTATCAAATATTTCTTTATTACCTTGTTTTTTTAAAGCAACCATTTTTGCATTATTTTCTAAAGCATCATCAAACATTTTTTGTTGATTGTTTTGTGCTAATTCTCTTTCAGATTTAAAAATATCTTCTGAAGCTCTTTTTCTAAGTTCAGCATGATCTTTATAAACTTTCATATTCTTTTTAAGTTGTGCTTCTTCTTTTTTTAATTCATCAACAATCTCATCAACTGTAAATAATCCAGCTTGTTCAGCAGTAAGTTTATTTCTAACTCTCATATGATCGTTTATTGTAGATAAAGTTTCTTTTTGTAAGTTTAAAAATTTAGTATGTTCTTTTACTAAATCTTTATCTTTATCAGACATTCCAAATTGAACATCTTCCATTCTTGCTTGTTGAATATTTAAATCTACTAAACCATTTTTATATTCTTTTATTATGTCTATAGCTTTTGTGTTTTCTTCATTATTTTGTTTTAAAACTTCATTAGCTTTTTTCATATGTTCAGTAAGTTTTGTGCTTTCTTTAGAACTTTTTTCTGTAGCGTCTGCTTGATCTTGTTCTAGTTTAGCCATTAAACCAAACTCACCATTTGCTAATGCCATTAATGATGTTAAAATTCCTAATCTAGATTTTGTAATAAAAGCAGTTCTATTAAAAGTTACTAATGCTATATTTGCGGCACCTACTGCAGTTGCTATCCCATAAAAAAATGAAGCTACTTTTAATGCAATTATAGTTGTTAATATTCCTTTTAATGTTTCAAAATTATCTGATAAAAACTTTACAGTATCTGCGGTTGTTTTTGTTGCTTGTGCTAATCCTTTTCCAATTTTAGTTGCAATTTCATCTATTGTTTCTCCATTTTCTTCTAAGAAATCATCTAAATCACCAAATTGTTTTTTTAGTTCTGGAAAGAAACCAGCTTCTAATATTGTTTTCTTAAATGTGAAAAATTTATCGCCAATCATTGAAAGAGTACCTTCAAATGTTTTAGCTAACTCTCCTGTTGCGTCACCAAATTGTCCGCCTTTACCAAATACTCTTTTAAATGCTTCTGCTGTTTCTTCTGCTGTGACAGTTGCACCAGCTTTAAAACCTAGTAAATCTCTGACGCCTCTTTCTCTAAATAGATCAGCACTTGCAATACCAGCAGATAATGATCTTTGTATTTGTTCTGAAGCAGTTTTAAAATCTAAACCTGTAACAGCCGCAACATTACCTGTAATTTCCATAATGTCAGATAATTCATCTGCATCCTTTGATATAACAGATAATACACCAGCACCTTGTTGTATTTGCTCTAAACTAAAAGGAACTTTAGCGGCAAATTTTGCCATATTATCAAAGGCTTTTGCCCCTTCTTCAGCAGTACCAAATAAAAATTTTAATCTAACTTGTAATGATTCTATTTCTTTACCTGTATTAACTAGATTACGAATTACTAATCCAGCACCAAGACCAGCTAAAGCATTTCTTACATTAAATACTGACGCTTTTACTTTATCTAAACTACCACGAACTTTATTTAAGGCTTGTTGAGATTTATCTCTAGCAACTATATCTATATTTACTTTTTTTGTAGCCATTAGCGGTTCATTCGTTGTTGTTGTTCAGCTTTATCATGTTGTATTTCAAAATAAGCCAACCACATATTAAACTCTTGAACTGGCATTTGCAATACATCTCTAATAGACATATGCAATCGTTCAGCTAATGCTATGATAGAATATAGTTCTGGGTCTGAGTTTACTTTTTTTTAAGGTCTTGAATACTATCTTGTGCAAGTATCTCTGAAGCAACTCTAGAAATAACATCAGTATCAGCTTTCATTTTAAACTTAGGCTTGTGAGAGAGATCAAACATTTTCTCTCCGTCCTTTGTTTCTGATTTTTGAATTATAACATCTACTAATACGTTTAAGTCTGAGTCGTTAGCACCCTTAAATATTCGTGCCTTCTCATTCATTGTAAAAGGGCGAACATATAATGCTCTTTCGCCCTCTAATCCCCATTCTGGTACTTCTATAATTTTAACTTCTAAACTTTCAAAGTGATCTCTGACACCTTGAAAAAAATCAACTTTTTCTGGCATTTAATCCTTATACTGTGCTGTGCGTTACTCCACCACTAAATTGAATATTAAGCGTTCTTGAAATTATTCCGTCCATTGTTACAGCCACATCAGCACCTGTTACAATTCCAGTACCATTGTAGTATTTATCACCACTATCTGCACCTTCTGGATATAATTCAATAGTTGCACTTGAACCAACATCTAATGCTTCTTGACCATTAGTATCTGTTTCGTCCCAATGACATTCAACAGTTGCTGTAGCGTCACCACGCAATGCAACATAAGATTTTTTTGAATCAGTTAAAGACGTATCTTCTACT